TTCAAAAGTCCCTCCGGGAATTTCCCGGAGGACTTTTGGGCCACCATTGCAAGGGGTGGTTTTAACCTTGCACGCGTTTACCGTGCGTTAACGGTTTTCCATGTTTGTATGTCTTGTTTGTATTATGTGTTTTGTAAATATTAATTCCTGCAGGTTCAGGGTTCTTTAATCATGTTGGGCTGTACCCACACTCAACTTTTGGCCATAAGTGAGTTTCTTAACGAACCTTTTAACACAGGATGTTATTAGGGCCCAATATTTTCCCTGAGGCCTTCTTTGGCCTCTATTTTTTCCCCTTTTCTATCTCCTTGTATTCCGGGCTCACGTGATGCCAATGGACTGACCCATGCGCCCGTGGGGGTTAACTACTGGAGTAGCCAGTAGCTGTAGGTGCTAAAAGTCACGTACGTGTAAGACTGGACGAGACCTCTCAGCTATAACTGAAAGTAGTAAGTATGTCTGAACTTCTTGAAGGGGTAGGCTACGGGTGAAACCCCTTAGGTTAATACTCATATTGAGAGATACCTCTGATAGGTGAAGGTTTCCGGTAGAGGTGAGTTTAACGACAAAGCCTCTCAACGGATGTGGGCCCACCTCATCAGCAAGATGCTTTCATACCCAATACCGTAGGGGCTGGGTTGTTGAGTTCAGTCCCAAGCGTCCCTCCCGCAAGGTTGTAGGGGTACTCAGGGGCATTTAGGTTTCCACAATTAAACAAATACAATGATGACAGACAAAAAGCAAAATCCAGGTCTATTCCAGGCTGTTGGCAGTGGCTTAGACAAAATCTTGACTTTGTCTGATTTGGAAGAAGAACAAACCATGCAGACTCCAGATAGAGTTGTTGTTGGTGGAGCTAGTTATTTCACTTCGGTGGATCAATCCAGCGTACATTCTTCGGTAGCTGGTAGGCATCAGAAAGAGAATTTGCTTACATCAGTGGATTTTCCTGGAAGCAAGAAGACTCAAGGTGAGAAATTCTTCTTGATACACACTGCAGAATGGAATCAATCAGATGCTTTGTTTCATGAAGTGGCTAAGTTGGATGTAGTCAAACTACTTTATGATCAACAGTTTGCCGTTGATGGATTACTGAGATATCACACATATGCTAGATTTGGCATTGAGGTTCAGATTCAAATTAATCCTACCACTTTCCAACAAGGCGGATTGGTTTGTGCCATGGTTCCTGCTGACCAGGGATATGGCTCCATTGCTTGTCTCACTGTTTATCCCCATGGTCTCTTAAACTGCAATATAAACAATGTGGTTAGAATAAAAGTTCCTTTTGTTTACACAAGAGGCGCTTATAATCTGAGAGATCCTTTGTACAAAATTTGGGAATTGACAATTAGAGTATGGAATAGACTGTACATAGGTACAGGAACAACTCCATTTACTACAGTTAATGTGCTAGCTAGAATGGTTGATCTAGAATTGCATGGACTCACTCCCATTTTCACACAAATGATGAGAAACGAGTTTAGGATTTCATCTACTGAAAACGTGATCAATCTATCGAATTTTGAGGATTCCAGGGCCAAAATTTCTCTTGCTTTAGATCAAGAAGACTGGTTGTCTGACACTAGTGAAGCTGGAGGACTGAAAATCAGAAATTTCAGTACTTGGACTTCAATCCCAACTTTGGCTGCTCAATTTTCTTTCAATGATAGTGCTACTGTCGGAACACAGATTATGGTAATTCCTGTTGATCCTTTTTACTATAGAATGACTAACACAAGTCCTTCTCAGAAATGTGTCACTTCGCTGGCTTCTATTGCTCAGATGTATTGCTTCTGGAGGGGAGACATTGTTTTTGATTTTCAAGCGTTTCCTACAAAATATCATTCTGGTAGGTTGTTGTTCTGTTTTGTTCCTGGAAATGAAACTATGGATGTCACCAAAATTACTTTAAAACAGGCCACAACTGGTCCATGTGCAGTTATGGACATTACTGGTGTTAATTCTACTCTTAGATTTAGGGTTCCATGGATTTGCGACACTCCATACAGAGTGAATAGATACACTAAATCTAGTCATGTCAAAGGAGAATACACTGCAATAGGTAAAATAATTGTTTTTGTATACAATAGATTGGCTAATCCAAACAATGTTGCTGGACATGTTTATTTTAATGTTTACACTTCTGCAGTGAATTTGGAATTGTTTGGACCTGTGTATAGTGTGATGACCAATGCTTCCGCACAAGCTGGGGATGAGGAAGGTTTTAGTTCCACAGCTGATACCCAGCAAAATGAACCAGACCCATGTGGAGGAATCACAAATCCAAAACAATTGAGAGGCAAAGCCAATCAGGGCAAATTGGATTTAGCAGCTGGCCAAGTTCCAAAAGGTGCTGTCACAATAATAGAAGATCCAATTCTGGCAAAGAAAATCCCAGAGACTTTCCCAGAGAAAAAGCCTGGAGTGTCTAGACACACCTCAGATCATATGGATATCTATAGATACATGGGCCGAGCACATTTCTTAGGAACATTTACCTTTAAGTCAAATAATAAGGAATATACTTTCCCAATCTCACTCAGTTCCTCAGCGAATCCACCTCATGGCATTCCATCTACTCTTAGGTGGTTTTTCAATTTGTTTCACTTGTACAGAGGTCCTTTGGATTTGACAATTGTAGTTTCAGGTGCCACAGATGTTGATGGTTTGATATGGTTTACTCCAGTTGGAATGGCTTCTGATACACCTTGGCAAGAGAAAGAGTCAGCTTTGTCTGTTGACTACAAAACTAGTTTGGGAGCTGTTCGCTTCAATACTAGAAGAACTGGAAATATTCAAATGAGACTCCCTTGGTATTCTTATTTGTATGCCATTTCAGGGGCCTTAGATGGGGAAGGTGATAAGTCTGATTCCACTTTTGGCACTTTGTCAGTTCAAATTACAAATTATACAGCATCTGATGAATATCTCACATTTGCATTGTACTTGTCTCTCACTGAACAATCTGAGTGTCTCTTCCCTAGAGCTCCTCTCAATAACAATGCAGTAATGGATACTCCAGACTCCCATAATATGATGTGTAGGATCGCTGCTGGAGATTTGGAGTCTTGCGTTGACTCTGTCGGCTCAAGTGATTTTGAGGATATTGAACAGACTCAATCTGGAGCAGACATAAAAGAATTTTCCCTTGTTTCCAGGGAAGAAGAGAATAGAATCATTAAAGGATTTTATTTTGATGGCAAGGTGTTTAGGCTCTCTGAATCTAATTGGTTCGAGAGCTTAGTTCCTTTTAAATCAGGATGTTTTATACAAGAGAATCCAGATAACTGGGGAGTGTATCAAGAAAATCCCTTAATTGCTCCTCTATTGAAAGTTTTGACCTCAATTGAAGGTTGGAACAATGTCAAGTTTCCTTATAGTAAAATGAGAGACCCAAAGAAATTCACAGAGTTTGCAAAGAAAGACCCTGTTCTGTCAAAGGTTATTGAATATTATTCATCAGAAGACTTGCTTGAAATCTTTTACACATTAAAAAGCGATGAATTGACAGTTGTAGACAAACTTGCTAACAAAAGTGGCGTGAAGAAAGTTACAAGTAGTGCTGACAAGCTAATTGAAGAATGCAGAAGCTTTTTAAAGAGCATTAAACAGGGTATTAAACAGTTTGCCTTGTCCTTCCATAGTAATAAATATGTTAAGTGGATGAAATTTATAATGGACATGGTGAAAATTGCAATCCATATATATATATGCCATAAGTGTAATTGGGACAGGAAAATAGTTTTACCAATTGTTGTGATTATGAGTCTTGAGCAAATAACTAAAGCCACTGATTTGTTGTCTGAGATCTCTGAAATTATATCTGATAGATTCGGTGACGACGATGAAGGTAGAGAACACCTGAAAACAGAGTCCTTGGGCTGGATGAGAGATTTGGTGAGTGGTATTACCATAGCTAGAACAGCAAAAGATATATTTATTTGGTTGTGGGACAAATTAAAAAATTTTTATGACAGAAAGTTTGGAGAAACTGCCAAGAAATTAAAGCTCTTGAAAGAACATGAGGAAGAAATTGAAAACACCTTAGCCGAGAGTGACGCTTTTTGCGTTTCGCTTGTGCAGGAAGTGACAAAAGAGGAACAGTATAGAAAAGGCATTGATCTGATATCCTCTCTGAGAACTGTGATATCATTAGCTGAATCAGACCCTAGCCTTAAAAAGCATTCTATGCCACTTAGAGATTCTGTACAGAGAGTTCATAATAAAATCAAGTCACTTGGTGCTATTAATCAAAATGTAATAACTAGACCTGAACCCGTTGTCTGTTATCTTTATGGTAGAAGAGGGGGTGGAAAATCTCTAACTTCTATGGCATTAGCAACAAAAATTTGCAAACAATATGGGGTTGATCCTAAGAAAAACATTTATACAAAACCTGTCAGTTCTGATTATTGGGATGGTTATTCTAATCAACTGGTTTGTATTATAGATGATATAGGGCAATGTACTGATGATGAAGATTGGTCTGATTTTTGCCAACTAGTGTCTGGTTGTCCTCTTAGACTGAATATGGCTGCTATTGAGGAAAAGGGTAAACATTTTTCTTCCCCATTTATTATTTGCACTTCAAATCAGGATGATCCTTCTCCAAAAACCGTGTACGTAAGAGAAGCTATTCATCGTAGGTTGCATTTTAAAGTGAAAGTTGAACCCAAAAAATATTATATGTTAAATGACATGTTGAATGTTGGTTTGGCAAAAAAAGATGATAAAATCAGAGACATGTCTTGTGTTACACTATCAATTGAAACTTCTGAAATTGATCTACAGAGTCTTGTGAACAACATGGTTTCAACAATCAAAGTTAGAACTCAAAACATGGATGAGTTTATGGATCTTTGGTCTGAAGGTTGGAGAGAAGTTAAAGATGCTGTTACAGATGAGTTCAGACAGGTCATGAATTTCCATCGTATGAGAGAGGCTACAATACGTAAATTACGAGATTTTTTCAAAGCGATCAAAGGTAACAAAACAATAATAATTGGTGGTGCTGTTGGAATCATTGGCTTAATGATTGGATTTTATCATGGGTTTAAAGCTATTAAAGCAATCTATGAAGAGGAAAAAGAAGAAGAGGAAGAACCAGTGACTTCTGGTGTCTACCATGGAGTTAAGAAACCCAAGAATGTGATCAAATTGGATGCCTTGACTCCTGAAGCACAATCCATAGTGGAAATATCTGGTGTTATCCATAAGAATTTAGTCAGATTTGGTATTGGAACAAAAGGAGGAAGTGTGGATTGGTTAATGAATGGTTTAGGAGTCAAAGATGAATGGTTGCTTCTGCCTTCTCATGCTTATATCTTTGAAGAAGATTTGCAAGATAAGGAATTTTATTTTCAAAGAAATTCAACCTATTACTCCGTAAATTCAGGCTCAGTGACTATCAAGACCTTGGATACAGGATTCCAAGATGTGGTTTTGATGAAAATTCCATCCATTCCCAAATTTAAAGATATTACACATCATTTTATCAAGAAATCAGATTTGGAACAAGCAGAAAATAGGCTAGCTACTCTAGTTACTATGAACAGTGGGACTTTTCAGATGGTCTCAGAGGGTCAGCTGAAGTTAGAGGAGCATGCAACTTATTCTCATAAAACTGACACTGGAGAGATTAAAGAGTTAACAATTTCTCAGGCTTGGAGAGGTAAAGGAATGTCATCAGCTGGTATGTGTGGTGGAGGAGTTGTTTCTTCAAACTCAAAACTTCAAAATCCAATTGTTGGTATCCATGTTGCTGGAGGTAAAGGTACAATGATTTCAAAAGTTGTCTATAGAGAGATGCTGGAGAACTTGGACTTGAAAATAGAGAATAATCATCGAGTTTCTAAAGTGGAATTTACACAGAGTTGTGTAAATGTTGGGTCGAAAACGCTTTTTAATAAAAGCCCAATACATGACTATGTGGAACCAGGTTTAATTAATTTTCCTGCTGCATTACCATTTCAGAAAACTAATGAAATAGATCCTATTCAAGTTATGCTCTCAAAATATGATGTTCCAATTGCTATTGAACCAGGAGTGTATGAGAAATCATTTGATTATTATTTTGAAAAAGTACAGGGACTTCCAATGATAATTGATGATCAATTGACAATCGAGCAAGCTATTGAAGGTGTAGAGGGCATGGATCCATTAAACATGAAAACTTCTGCTGGTTTGCCTTACATCTTGCATAATTTGGACAAAGAATTGTTGATCTGGAAAGATGATGATGGTAAAGTTATAGGGCTACATCCATTTCTTAAGAATAGAATAGATCTGAATCTGATGTGTATGGATGCAGGAAATCAAATGGACGTCATTTTTATGACTTGCCCAAAAGATGAATTGAGACCTTTGGAGAAAGTTCTTTCCTCCAAGACTAGAGCTATTGAGGCTTGCCCCCTTGATTTTACAATAATATGCCGCATGATGTGGGCGCCTGCTATTTCTTACTTTCAGTTAAATCCTGGCTTCCATACTGGGGTGGCCGTTGGAATGGACCCGGATCCAGATTGGGATTCTTTGTTTAAGGCTATGCTGCGCTTTGGAGATTATGGATTGGATCTGGATTTCTCTTCCTTTGATGCTAGCTTGAGTCCTTTTATGATTAATTATGGATGTTTAATTTTGTCTGAATTGTCTGGCCTATCAGAAGGCCAGAATCGAGCTTTATCACATGCGATTTGTTATTCGAGACATCAGATTTTGAATATGATTTATACTGTTGAGGGCTCCATGCCATCTGGGACCCCATGCACAAGTTTGTTGAACTCGATAATAAATAACATAAACTTGATTTATGTCTTCTCTTTGGTTCTCAAGAAGCCTCCAAATTTGATCTTTAATTATTTAAAAATGATCTGTTATGGCGATGATGTGTTGATTGTGTTTAATCGTAAAATTCCGATTGAAGTTTTGGGAAAGTTGTGTCCCAAGATTGTCAAAGAATTTGCTGAACTCAAGATGACTGTGACAAGTAGTACTAAAGGTCTCCCAGAAGTCAAGAAAATTTCTGAATTAACTTTTTTGAAAAGGGAATTCAATTTGGACTTTCCAAGAGTGAAACCCTCTATCAGTGATAAGACCATTTGGTCACTGGTTAGTTGGCAAAGAAATAATGCTGAATTTGAACAAAATTTGGATACTGCTTTTTGGTTTGCTTTCCTAAAAGGTCAGGATTTTTATGAGAGTTTTACCAACAAAATTAGAGATTTACTTCGAATGGCTCGAATCACGAAAACAATTCCATCTTATCAGACTCAAAATGCCAGATTTCTGGAACTGGAGTTTGAGAGAGATATGGATTAGCTAGTTTCCTGATGGCTAGCTTTCTTCTATATTAATCTGTTAAATTTTGTCTATTAGTATAGTTGTAGAATTGTAGAGC